CATAAGATTTTTTATGGCGGTCCTGCTGATGATTTTATTTGGAATGAGCTTGCTGATTATCTTCGCCTTGAGTGGCGTCTGGTTAATTCAAAAAGTATCGGGATCAGTCAGACGCTGGTGGATAGCGGATATGAAACCCAGCGCGTTTACCAATTCATCAAGCGAATGGGCGGCCATCGGGTCCATGCATCAAAGGGGGTCGGAGGGGCCGGACGCCCTGCGGTCGGACGCGCCTCAAAGTCGAACTCCGCACGAGTCCCGGTCATGCCTATCGGAGTCAATACCCTCAAGGAAACCTTATTCGCAAGACTGCGAAACGTCGATTTTGGCCCCGGATATTGGCATATTCCAGACTTTTTTGACCAGGAATGGTGCTATCAACTGACCGCAGAAAAGGCCGTGAAACGATTCAGCAAAGGAATTCCAAGAATCGAGTATGTGAAGATGCGTCCACGGAACGAAGCACTCGATTTGGCAGTTTTGAACCTTGCCGCATTTGCGATGCTGAATGTGAACACCGAAAAAATCCAGCAACGTTTGGAAGAAGTACGGAAACCTGAAAAAACAACCCCGCTTCCACGTTACATGAAACCAAAACCCTCATGGGCGAAAAGGTTTAAATGAGCAACATTTTTGATTCTACCGAATGGCCAACCACGCCTCCTAACCCGTTCATTGCCGGTGATTATTTCGCATTCAAGCGTGGAGATTTGACCAGTGCATTTCCAATTGCAAGCTATGCGGTGACGTTCAATGCATCGCTTTTCGGCTCATCGACTTCGACGACCAGTGCACAGCAAATATCAACCACGGCAACCGAATCCGGCTCCGAGTATCACATAACAGTTGAAGGTTCCACAACTGCATCCTGGACGGTCGGAGATTATCACTGGAGTTTATTTGCAACAAAATCCTCCGATTCCGACAAACGCCATCAAATCGAGTATGGCACTTTTGAAATCAAGGCAGATTGGGCCGTATCTACGGCCGATCCGCGAAGCGACGCCCAGAAGAATCTGAATCTCATTGAGGATATTTTGTATAACCGCGTCCAGGGCGACGTTGCCAGCTATTCGATTGCAGGGCGTTCCCTCTCCAAATTAGGACCGGATGAACTGATAACGATGCGCGACTTTTACAAGCGCCAGGTCGTCATGGAAACAAGACGGGAACGGATTCGATTAGGTTTTGGCACAGGTGCAAACATTTTACCGGATTTTAGACGATGAAAATGAAATGGCCCTGGAAGAAAGAGAAGAAAACCCGTCGGGTTAATCCGGCGGTTTTCAGTCGAAGTTATGTAGCCGGTGAAACTTCACGCCTGTATAACTGGCAGACCGGAACGGATCGAAGCGCCGATGGCGAGATTAAAGACCGATTAAAAACGATTCGAAAACGATCCCGCGAACTGATCCAGAACGAACCTCTCGCAAAAAAATACTTATCCCTTTTAAACACTCAGGTTTTAGGGCGTTACGGAATCCGGCTGCAGATGAAAGCGCGGAACGAAGACAAAACCTTGGATCTTGCCGCAAATAATCTCATTGAGCGTTTGTGGTCGAACTGGGGAAGGCGCGGAGGGCCGGATTATTCAGGATGCGATGCATCCGGCCAATATACTTTCTTGGACATTCAACGCCAGGTTTTGGATGCAGTGGTTCGCGATGGTGAAGCCCTGGTATTCCTGCATGAAGGGCGCAGGAATCCGCACGGGTTCCAATTGGAACTGTTAACCGCAGATCGGTTGCAAATTGAAAAAAATGAGGTTTTGCGGAACGGCAACATCATCAGAATGGGAATCGAGCAGGAAAAGCGCACCCGCCGCCCGTTGGCGTACTATTTAAACATGACGGAAAACCCTGTTTACGAATCTTATGAGATATCGTCACAAGTCATGGGCGGAACCTATGAACGAATTCCCGCCGAGCGCATTATTCATGTCTATTATTCCGAAAGAATGGAGCAATCCAGGGGCCTACCATGGATGGCTCCCGCAATGCCGACGATCAAACTCTTACAAACGTATCTGGAAAATGAAGTTGTTGCCTCGTCATTAGCCGCCGCGAAGGTTGCCACGATTACAAACAATAGCGGTGATGATGTGGTCATGGATGGAACGGTGGATAGCTACACGCCGATTTCAAACATGGAACCTGGAGCAATTGAACAATTGCCGAGCGGTTGGGAAATGAACCCGCTGGAATTTTCGCATCCAACGTCACAGTTTGCGCCGATGCTGGAAACCGTGATCCAGCATATTGCATCGGGTTTGGGGGTTCCCTATTCTGACCTCTCCTCAAATATGACGGGCGCGAGTTATTCCAGCCTAAGACAAGAAGCCCTTCAAAGCCGCGAATATTACCGGACGCTCCAGCAATGGTTTATCGATCAATTTGTTGATCCTATTTTTCAGCGCTGGTTATCTTCGGTTTTAACAACTCCAGGAAGCGACACCGGAGCCATTTTAAAACTTCCGGTAGAGAAGTTTTTTAAATGGAGTGAGGGCGCACACTTTTTCCCGCGCGGATTCGAGGGGGTTGACCCGCTGAAGGATGCAAACGCGAAAAAAATTGCACTTCAAAACGGGTTTGTTTCCCTCCAGGACGTCGCCGCCGACCGTGGGACCGACCTGGAAAGCCTGATGGCACAACACCAGACCGCAAAATCATTGGCGCAGCAATACGGCGTTAAATTGGCCTTTGAGCCGTTCGGCTCGCCTCATCAATCCGTTGAACCGGAGATTGACTAATGGAAGAAAAGAAAATCGAATACCGAGATTTTAAAATTGATTCAAATGATGCAACCGCGCGAACGGTTGAAATGAGCGTATCCAGCGAAGCCCCGGTTTCAAGAAACTGGAACGGGGTACAGGGGCGGGAGGTCCTTGACCATTCCCCGGGATCCGTTGATTTGTCCAGATTTGAAAACGGGGCCGGACCATTGTTGCTGGATCATGACCCGGAAAAACTGATTGGAGTTATAGATAGTGTACGCCTAGACGAATCTCAGCGGAAGTTGAGAGCAACGGCGCGGTTTGGAAATTCCGCGTTAGCGAAAGAGGCGTTTCAGGATGTTGTGGACCGCATTCGAACGAATATTTCGATTGGTTACAACGTCAATACTTTTGTTCAGGTCGATTCTGAAAACCGCGCGGAAGCGCCGATTTTTCGTGTTGATGATTGGACGTTATTAGAGATTTCAAGCGTCTCCATTCCTTCTGATTTTGAGGTAGGGATAGGACGTAATACAGATTTAAAACCATCACATCATAGGATTGAACCGATGGAAAACACAATAGAAGAGACGATGCAAAAAAGCATCGTGGATGATCCGGAGCTTAAGGCACGGCTTCAAAAAGAAGCGGCAAAAGCCGACCGGAATCGATCCAAGGAAATTTGGGAAATTGCCGGAAGGAATAATATTCCACATGACATCGTACATAAAGCCATTTATGAGGATGTTTCCAGCGTTGCCGATTTTCGAGGGATCGCCCTTGATTATAGGGAAAAGGAAGGAATGCGCGTACAGGCATTGGAAGATACAACCATGGGCTTGACCGATTCAGAAGTGAAGCGCTTTTCGGTTGCAAAAATCCTCTGGGCCGAAGCAAATCCACACGACCGTTCCGCCCAGGAGGGCGCCGCGTATGAACGCGATGTTGTTTCCAGCTATCAGAAGCAATCGACACGAACCGGAAAAGGTTTGACGATTCCTGAAGACATCATCATGTCTAAGCCCCTTGATGGGACCGCGTTAGTTGAAAACGGACGCATGAAAAGAGATTGGAACACAACCAACGCAACAGGCGGGTATCTGATCGAAACCCAGCTTGTCAGTTTCATTGATCGCTTACGCCATTATCTTTTTCTGAATGACGTAGGAATCACGGAATTGCGTGGCTTGAATGGTCCGATCAATATCCCACGTTTGACAGCTTCTCAAACAGCCTACTGGGTCGCAGAGGGTTCGGATTTAACCGAGTCTCAAGGAACGTTGGACCAGGTTTCCTTAACTCCAAAAACCGTCGGCGCATATTCTCAGGTGACGCGGCGACTTTTGGAAGAAGCAAAAACGAACTACACCGTTGAAACGCTGATTATTGATGATATGGCAAAGCAGATTGCGGCCGCCATTCAGGACAAGGCGTTGAGTGGTGATGGTTCCTCGAATACGCCAACCGGACTTTATAATGCGTCGATCAGTACAAAAACTTGTAGTGATCAGAATGACCCGACCTGGGCGGAAGTTATCGGCACATGGTCAACGGTTGCAGGAAACCGTGCATTATCATTGCCGCGTGACGAGTTTGCCTGGGCCTGTCCTTCAGGCGTTGCGGGGAACATGATGGCAAAAACCAAGGATTCCGGTTCAGGAAAATTCGTATTGGAAGACAATATGAGAATCCTGAATTATCCGGTCCTTATTTCAGAACTTTGTTCCCAGTTGACCTTTGGTGCATGGCGACAACTTATTCTCGCTTATTGGTCGGGACTCGATTTGCTCACAGATCCTTTTACCGCAGGGAAATCAGGAACCGTGAATTTTTACGCCTTGCAGGACGTTGACGTTGGTGTACGTCTGCCGACGGCATTTTGTAAAACAACCACGTAATTTTGAGGGCGGAATGGTTTGGAATACCGAAACATTCCGCCCATCTACCAAGGGAAAAATGGATAAAACCATCAAAATTTTAAAACAGACGATCATCAGCAACGAGGTTGCAAAGGTTGGAACAATCCATACACTTCCGGTGCAAATTGCTGAAATGCACGTAAGTTCAGGAAATGCGGAATTTGTTGAAGCTGATGCTACAAACCGGGCCGTTGGCGTCAAGGGTTCTGATTCAATGCCGAAGAAAAGAAAAGCCAAGCGGTGACAATCGAAACAGCAACCGATCTTGGGGATTTTTTCAAAACGGCAGACTTTGCGGTTGCGGCAACGTATACCGCAACAGGTGAAGACGCGGCGACGATAAATGTTTTATTTGATGCGCCTTTCAATTCCGTTCCCCTGGACACGGGTGAAAGAGACATTGAATCAAATACGCC